CTATTTTAGCTTTCTGTTTATCGGAGCTTGCTTGTTGAGCTGGGGTTTTAGGTTTGGTGTTTTTAGGAGTATAGGGCTCAACATATTTTTTAATAATATCTTCTAAAGAATCTGCATCAACTAAGTTTTTATCTTTAGTAGTTGCTATAAAATTTTTACCAAATAATTCAAGATATGGGAGGAAATTTTTAGTAACCCCTGCCCATGTTTGCATTACAATAAAAGGCATTAAACTTCTATCTTCACCTTTTGAACGTTCAAATCTATCTTCGTTTTTGCGCAATGATTTCTCTAATGAAGAATAGACGTAAACCATTAATACTTTATAACCTGCATTTTCTAATGTTTCTTTTAGCTGTTCTGTTTTTTTATATGAGGCCGCAGTTCCATCAATTACAATATTCCCGCGTTTTTTGATTTCTTGCTCTAATTCTGATGAATAGGATTTTTGGGCTGCTTGCATAGCAATGGCTGCTTTACTTCTTTCTTCAGGACCTCCTTTTTTAAGGTCTAAAGAAACACCTGCATCTTTTAGGTTTTTAATAAAATAATCATCAATGTTTAATACTTTTAAACCTAGACCAGAGATAATATCCCCGACGATTGATGATTTACCCGCACCAGGGGCACCAGCAAGAATAACAGCTTTAGGCGAATTTTCCGCCTCATTCAAGAGTTGTACCAAAGAAATCATTTAACGCGCGTTTTGTAATAAATATTACAATTTTCTTTTTACTTGCGTTCTAAATTCAGTGAAGATTGGTGAGTGTTTTGGGTTTTCTAAATCAAACAATTTTTTTACCGTAAGGAAAATATCAATATTTTCTTCTTGGCTGCGAGTTGATTCATACATTTCCCAATTTTTACCTTTTAACCGCTTACCACTTTTATCTTCTCCTCTAGATTTAGATTTTAACCATAAGATACCATAACGATCTGGGGTTTTTCCAAAACATTCTTCATAACATTTACCATAAACAGCTGCTTGTAAGTCATAGGTTGTCTGGAGGTTATTAGAGGTTTTAAAATCAATAATCCAAAGTTCACCATCAATTTCACAAACCATATCACAAGTACCTGCTACTTTAAGTTTATCTGAAAATAAGTGTACTTCGGTTTCAATTAATTTAGGATTATGAGTTTCCCAAAAATCAACAAAACGAAGGAACATTTGCCATACATCGGGGCTATATGCTGGGTTTCCGAAAGAATTTAGGAAATTTAATTCTTTACCATTTAGGTAATCTTCAATCATTTCGTGTACTTGGGTACCTTCTTCTCCTGCTTTACGAACAATATGTTCAGAAGAATATCCTACCTTTTTAAGCCAGTCTTCAAAATATTTACCTTTTGGGTAATATGAAAGAACATACGTAACCGAAGGATAATATTTGCTATTTCGTCTATAATAGCGAGAATCTGGCATTGTGATTTGTTTAGCATCATCTGAAATCTCTAGGATTCGGTTGTAAGATTGCTTAATGTTTCTTTTACTCATAGTAATTGTAGTTTCTTCTCCATCAATCCATATTGATCAAGAGGAAACGTATTTTGGATTAGTTTAGTGAAATGAGCAAATCCCATATCACTCGGGTCTTTCCCTTCAAGCTCTAACAAATAGACCTCTTTACCTTGATTCATAAAATATTCAGCAAACTTAAGTGCCTGCTTCATGGCGTCAGTATCTAAAGCGATATAAATTTTTTTAACTGTAGATGTGACGATTTTTTTCATTAAACTGTCTTGAATGTTTTTACCTAATAAAGGTATAGCATTTCTCTTAATAGCAATAGCATCAAACGGTCCTTCACATAATACTAGAGGTGAATCAAAATTGATGAAAAGTTCAAATGGAATAATATCTCTGGATACTTCAGGATTACGATACTTTACATATGGGTCTTTTTCAAATGAACGACCTGTAAAATAATTTAATTTCCCGTTAGCATCATATGAAGGAATAATAACCATTTTAGCATACCGACCACTGTCGCAATACCCCATATTATACTTTATAATATCGTCTATACCAATGTTTCGCGAATGCAAATACGCTTTGGCGTGACGTGCAATAATATCGTTATTATCCACTATAGATTTAAATTCTTTAGGCAATTCTAAAGTATTAACAATCTTAACATCTTCAACAACATTATTAGTTTTAACTAATTGATTTAATTCTGAGAATTGTTCGGGGGTGGCTTCTACTTGTTTAAATAAAGTGTACACCGTTTTGCCTCGTTTATCACAAGCCCAACAGTGCCAAGGGTTATGCCCTTTTTTATTTTCAGTAAAGTTAATTTCTAATTTAGGTTTATGGTGGTGGCAAAATGGGCAGTTATGGGCTTGGTTGCCCCTAGCTGTCCTTTTACCAGGACCTAAAACAGAGTTAACTAAATTAACAAGTAATTCATTTATCATATAACCATTAATATATGAACTAAAATTTACACATCAAAGTCACGTGTAAAAAACTTTCCAAGAATGTTATCATTATAGAATTCTTCTGGTTTTTCTAAAACTTGGTATATCATTTGATATTTTATCTCATAATAAGTTAATAACTTTTTAGTGGGGGAACAAACTAAAATGGTACGTTCAAAATTTTCTTTGGGTTCTATTTCATATAATTCTTTCATATATTTATTAGAACCCCAATAAGTTTTCCAATTAGATTCTTTAACTGCTAATTTGTAAGCAGGTCTACGTCCTACAACACCTGAATATTGGGCTAATTCTTTTTTTCCTAATTTTACTTTTGTTGTATTTTGTAGTATTTTTTTACCAATATAAGATTTACCAGTTGGTATATGTGTTATCATATAAACAAAGCCATAGGTAGTATCAGGAAAGTCAGAAATACTCTCCATTAATTGGTTTTTATATGTCCATTTCATAATTAAAGGTCTATATTAACCAGAATAGTTGTATCCGTTGTAGGAGAAGATTGTATAGGTTGTGCTAATTTACCAATAGCTACTAGATTTTGTAAGTTATCATACAAACCTACAGTTGTAATATAAGGGGAAAAATAAGAACCTGTAGCATAATCATAAAGTATTTCTCCGGGGGATTGGAAAGTTCCTATAGAACTAGAATATTCTGTGCTCCCTGTTGTAAGGGATGGGTTTAAACTAAAATTAAATTCGTTTTCTCTAATGGTACACTTGTATTGGGCTTCCATTATAGTTACAGATGAAAGGAAAGATGATGTTACATTAATATTATTTACAATATTAAATAATGGTAGTTGTTGGTTTGTTAATACCGCCATACCATGTTCATAAACAATATTTCCTACGTGGGTGTGTGTTTGAATTGAACCACTACCCTCAAATGATGCACTTGTATAAGTAAATGTGATAGTATCTCCAGGAGATGGAGATAAACTTGATGTAAAAAAGGCTTGGCCAAGGTCTACAGCATCTATACCTGTACCTGGAAAACCATAATAGGATAAATCAGTACCCTGTAAACTTGAGGTTATGTAACCTGAGTTGGCTCCTAAGGCTCCAATATAAAATGGTGAATTACCATCAGGACTGTAGTCTACTTGAACTAAATCATATCCTGAGGGAATAGTAAGAGGTGATGTAAAAAGTAATCGTTCATAACTCCCAGGGAGAACTTCATTGTCAAGAGTTTGAAACTCAGCAATTAAAGTTTCTGTAAATAAAGATGACGAATACCAAGTGTATGAACCCGAGCTATAAAGGTTGCCTTCCCCATCATCATAAATTTCTAAAACAGCACTAGATGAATCAGTGTATTTAAAATCAAATGATTTTGGTTGGATGTATTCTCCAAATAATTTTGAAGGAATAGAAATAACCCCAACATTAGCATAAGATGAAGTTGGAAAATATCTTGAAGCTGTTAATGTGCTCGAAAGATAATTATAATAGCTTGGAGTGTTGTATGAACCCGAAATACTTTCTCTTTGGATTGCAGTTCCGGGGTCACCCCAACTTGATGAAATATAATTTGAATAGTATAATTCTTTTACAGAATCATATACTTGCCTTTGATACAAAGACTGAGAATGACCTGTAATAGGATCCGTAGCTATTTCAAACAAAGAACCACTTAAATTAGTACCCAAAAATCTCTCAATCCCTACAAACTCTTTATAAGTATCATTTTCATTAGCATCAGTATAAAATTGACTGCCATTAAATGAAAACTGCTTATTAACAGTAAAGGGGACAATGTTGATGTCCTTGGTTGTAAATTGTTTGAATGCACTCATTCATTTAAAAGTCTAATTTTACTCTTACTAGAGTTTCTTTTGTGAAGTCTTTTTCTAAAGGTCGTGATAATTTGGCTACAGCAACTAAATCATTTGTGTTGTTATATAAACCAACAGTCGTGATATAAGTTTGTGGGTTATTGATAAACGAGTTATACAATACCTCACCAGTTGATCCTGAAATGAATGATGGATTTTCTGAATAGTTAAATTCTTGGTTTTGTGCTCTAACAAATATAAAATCAGATGATACTGTTTCTTCTGAGTTTAGACCGAATGAAACTCCACTATTAAGTACTTTAAATAACTTAGAATTGTTATTATCATTAGTATTACTATTTCTAGCAGTTCCTAAATTAACCCCATCGTTAGCTACAGACAAATCAAGTGCGGCTGCATTTAAAATAGCTACTCCAATATCCGGTAAGAGTAAACCGTATGAACCTGAGTTGGCAGTATAACCATTTGGATTTTTAGTATCTGCTACACCATTTGAACCTGAAATAAGTTGATATACTCTACCAGCACCATTATATTGCACTACTGAAGTTTCTTGACTATCATCGGTAAGGTGGAGTGAAGCACTACCTGTTTTTAATGTTAAATTAAATGAACCTAAAAATAAAGATTGTTTATATTGGGCTCTTTCAAAATTAAATACATAAAAATCAGATTGAGTTACATTACCAAATACAAACTGAGCATTTTCATCCTCTAATACTAAGTTTCTATATTGACCATAAATTGATCTTGTTGGTGATTGACCATTTACAGAGGCATCAAATAAAAGACTACCACTTCCAAATTGATTCGCATAAGCAATATCAAACTGAATTGCTGCTGAATCTTCTGAAGATGCTGTTTGATATACTGAAAGATAATAATCTCCAGCAGACGATGCAGCTTGTGTAGATGATGTAAAAAATGTTGTTAGGATGGGATTTCCCGTACTCCATAAAGTTCCTGAAACCGAATCGGATGAAATTACGAAATCAGAAGGCTGTAATTGTTTAAATGATGACATATCTTATGGTTTTATTGACCTGCGGTTTGAATAATTGTTACTGGGATAGTTAATCTAGCACCTGAATCTCTACCAATTACAGTTAATGTTGTGTAAAGCGCACTATTAGTACCAAACAATGTATTGATAGTAGTTGCTCTCATTGTAATAGAAGTACCAATTACTGTTTTAGAAACATTAGTTCCAAGTGTTACTGTAGAATTAGCAGCAGCAGCTGTAGGTGTTTCAATTCCTGTAGCTGTAAATGAAGCCATTGTTCTAATATCTCCAATTGTTGCTGTGTAACCCGAGGATTCAAATAATTGATTATCACCTAAGTAATTTAATGTTTGAGGAGTGATTGCAAGTGAAGCACCTTGTCTTAATGTAATAGCTGTATATCCAAGATCAAGTACAGGCATTTTAGCTGTTCCTCTTGGAAGCGTTACAAGTTTATACTTCATTGTTTGCATTTCATTAGGAATAGCTTCAATTAAAGGCATGTTTTCAATTGCCTGACCATAATAAGCTGAACCTGAGGGGTGGGTTGGATTATAGAGCGTATAATCAATTTCATCATCCCCTAAAGCAAATTGAGTAATGGCAAAAGAACCATCACCCTTTGCGAGTAACTCTCTACCTTTGGTTGTTAAGATAGCGTCAACTGTTACTACCGAATTATTTAAATATCCCATGGGTTATGTTTTTGTTATAAATATTGTCGTTTTATAAATATATTAATCTGTGTTTTGTTTTCCAAGCTATTTTAACCTATTATTTATTAGCATTTGATTTTATAATAGAAGATACAGCACCTGCAAAATTATTTTCAACTAAATCCGTTACATATTCGGGTCTCATTGTACCTGGTGAAGTACTTCCTAATGGTTTTGTACTATCAATAATTACATATGAGGCATCGTTCACATATCTTCTTAATAAGAAATGTTGAGGGTTTGCTGCCGAGGACATAGATGCATCTAGTTTTATTTTTAACAAACCATCACTTGCATCTTGTGGGTAAATTACATCTTGAATCATTCTAGCATAAGGTTCAGATCCATTAAATCTAATTTCATCTCCTACTTGAACTGTAAAATTATTAATAATAGGGTCAAATTCAGGGAAACTAATCCAACTTTGATATTGAGTTGCACCATAAATACTAGATAATTCTCCAGACCCAGTCATCCAAATATCAGTTGATGCTGTAACATGCCAATAAGATTCAGAAATAGAACCACTGGGGTTGATTTGGTTAACTGATTTAAAAAAATCTAGGTTTTTATAATTCATACTTTGAATAAAACCACCACCAAACGTACTGTAGTATGCTACTTGAACTGTATTACCACTATCGAAATTTTGGAACCCTGTATCTAAGTTGAATGTATAGTTTGTTGTTGTGGAAAAACTTCCTCCGAAACTGCCTTGAGCTAAAATTTGAGAAGGGGTAGGTGTCCCAGATGACCAGTTTTTAACTATATAAAAATAAATATTTCCAGCAGCATATAAAAATTGAGTATCAATCTTAGCTATAAATTTAACAGGGGAATCTGTATTTGAGGAGAAAGTAAATTTACCATTAGTGTTATTGTATTGAGCATTTGTTTGGGTTTCATTATTAAATCCTGGGTTGCCTGCTGATCCCGTTGTATAGGTATAAACTGTAGTATCACTAGCTCCTGGGATTCTACGAGCACCCGTTATATTACCAGCTGTAAATTGATAATTATTTACTTGGAAT